TGCATGGTGGGCAGTGGATCACGATGGGACACTCTATCGGATCATGGAGCTTTACGGTTGTACCGAAACCCCCAATGAGGGTCTGAAATGGACACCGGACAAGCAATTTTCCGAAATTGCCCGAATCGAGCGGGAACATCCCTGGCTCAAGGGTCGTCAGATATTGGGTATTGCCGACCCGGCGATCTGGGACGTATCCCGTGGAGAGAGCATTGCCGACACCGGCATCCGCTACGGCGTGTATTTCACCCCCGGTGACCATGCCCGAATCCCCGGCTGGATGCAGTGCCACTACCGGCTTCAGTTTGACAACAGCGGTTACCCCCGGCTATATGTCTTTGACAACTGCAAGGGCTTTATCCGCACGATCCCGGAGCTGCGCTACGACACCCACAATCCGGAGGATCTGGACACGGAGGGAGAGGATCATATTGCCGACGAATGGCGTTACCTCTGCATGGCAAGACCTGTCCTCCCCTTACGGGAAATCACCCCCAAAACCATACTAAACGACCCACTCAACCGCTAAACCCCGATTTAGCGATCTGGCGATCACTAAATAATTAAAAATTAAAAATTGAGAATTAAAAATTATGAGGTGTCGCTTTGCGACTATTTAAATCATTTTTCGAAGAAAAATACCACAATTCTCAACTCTCAATTCTCAACTCAGCAACGGCACGATAAACCCGAATTTGAAAACGATAGAAGGAGAAAGCTATGGAAGAAATTACAAAACAGGAGCTGCCCATTGGGCAGGCGGAGATCAAGGAATTTATGGATGCGCTCCATCGGTACAAGGCAGGAAAGGCCCAAACCGAGAAACGGATCCTGTCCAGTGAAAACTGGTGGAAGCTGCGCAACACCGCAGAGGAACAGCGGGATGGCGCTATGCGGGAACAGGGCTTTGCCAGCAAAAGCGGCTGGCTCCACAATGTGATCGTCAGTAAGCATGCCGATGCGGTGGAGGCCTACCCGGAGCCCAATATCCTGCCCCGGGAGGAGGCGGATATCCGGGAAGCCCGGATGCTGTCAGCCATCATTCCCTGTGTGCTGGAGCAAAACCGGTTTGAGCAGACCTATTCCGATGTGATTTGGCAAAAGCTGAAAACCGGTACCGGTGTCTACAAGATCTTCTGGGATGGCAACCGTTTGGGTGGACTGGGAGATATCGGCATTGAACGGGTGAATCTGCTCAATCTCTACTGGGAGCCGGGGATCACCGATATTCAGAAAAGCCGGTATCTGTTCCACACGGAGCTGCAGGATAAGGCACTGTTACGGCAAAAGTACCCGATTCTGGCAGACAAGCTCAATGGCACAGGCTTTGTCAGCACCCGGTTTTTGTATGATGATGCGGTGTCCGATGCCGACAAAGCTACTGTCATCGATGTGTACTATCGCAAGAATGTAAATGGCAAACAGGTTTTGCACTATTGTAAGTTTGTGGACGATGTGGTGCTCTATGCCACGGAAAATGATGACCGTACCGGGTTGGATCCCCAAGGCGGTGTCCGCCCTGCGCCCTGTGAGGCCGGTTTGTATGACCACGGCAGATACCCCTACATATTCGATACCCTGTATCCCATCGAGGGCAGTCCCTGCGGTTATGGCTTTGTGGATCTGTGCCGCAATCCCCAAACGGAGATCGACCTTTTGAAAACCGCCTTTGTGAAAAACGCAAAGGTAGGCGCTGTACCCCGGTATTTCTCCCGTGTGGACGGCAATGTGAACGAGGAACAGTTTTTGGATCTGGAGCAGGCTTTGGTGAAGGTCAGTGGCAATGTGGATGAAGCCACCCTGCGCAAGATCGAGCATAACTCCCTGGACGGCAACTACATTGCTATGCTGGATCGCACCATTGATGAGCTGCGGCAAACCAGTGGCAACACCGAATCCAGCACCGGCACAGCCACCTCCGGTGTCACCGCTGCTTCTGCCATTGCGGCTCTGCAGGAGGCGGCAGGCAAGGGCAGCCGGGATGCCACCATGGCGTCTTACCGTGCCTACGCCCAGCTGGTGGAGCTGGCTATCGAATTGATTCGCCAGTTCTACGATATGCCCCGTCAGTTCCGTATCACCGGCTCTATGGGCGGCCACGAGTATGTTACCTATCACAACAGCGGCCTTCGCCCTGTGGTACAGCCGGGACTGGGGATGGAAACCCTTATGCGCCTGCCGGTATTTGATATCAAAATTTCTGCCCAAAAGCGCAATATTTACACCAAGGTCAGCCAGAATGAACTGGCATTGCAGTTCTTTAAATTGGGCTTTTTTGATCCCCGTCTCACCGATCAGGCTCTGTTGTGTTTGGAAATGATGGATTTTGACGGCCGTGACAGGATCTTGCAGCGGCTCAGCCAGCGCTTGCAGACAATGCCGGTGCTGCCCGCTGCGGATATTCCCCAGGGTGATGTTACACTTTCCCGATCCACAGAGCACAGCACTGTGAGAAAAGCAAGGGAAGCCGCCCTCAATGCGGCTGTTCCCAGACAGGAGGCAGTATGATCCATGTAACTTACGACCGTCAGCACAATCGCCTCATTGCCAAGGGTCACGCAGGCAACGGCCCCCGGGGGCAGGATCTGGTGTGTGCGGCAGTATCTGCCCTGGTGCTGACACTGGGCGCGGACGTAGCTGACCTGGCTGCCGATGACAAGGTACGCCGTCATGTTTTGCGTTTGGAGCCGGGAGACAGCTTTATCAGTTGTATCCCCAATGCCAAAATGGGGCCGGTGGTCAAGCTGATCTTCGACTCTGTCTGTTCCGGTTTTGAATTGCTGGAAACCTTATACCCCAAACATATCCAATATCACATCGTTTGAAAGGAAGGATCTTATGAACATGAAAAAGCAGATCGCCCTGCAGCTGTTTGCCGAAGGCAGCGCTCCCACAGGGGAGGGTCAGGGTTCTGATACGGGCGCAGAAGGTGTCGCCGCCGGGCACGAAACCACTGAAAAACGGGCGCAATCGGGGCAGGCCGCCGCTGTCGAAACCGTTCCCGGTCGCATGACCTGGGAACAGATCAAAGCCGATCCGGAATACAGCCGTCATATGCAGGAAATGGTTCGTGAGCGTGTCAAAAAGCTCAATCAGGCCAAAGAGGATCTGCAGACTTTGACCCCGGCCCTCCGGCATATGGCAGGCAAGCTGGGTTTGGACCCGGATACCACCGACTACGGCACACTGGCAAAAGCCATCACAGCAGAGCCTGCCGGCGACAGGGATGCGGCCTTTCGGCAGCATTACGGCTCTCTTGTGGAGCAGAGCCGGGTGCTGTGTCAGAAATATCCGGACTTTGATCTGCACAGGGAATTGAAGGATCCCGTCTTTGCAAAGCTGACCGCCCCCGGTATGGGGGTATCTGTGGAGGATGCGTACTACACCGTCCACCGCAGGGAGATCGAGAATGCGGCACTGCAGGTGGCAGCGCAGAAAACCGCCCAGCAGATCTCCAATGCCATCCGGGCCGGTGGCGGCCGCCCGGAGGAAAACGGCACTTCGGCACTGGGACCGTCGGTCAGCGCCTTCGACTACCGCACCGCCAGCCGGGAGCAGAGAGAGGCCCTCAAGGCCAGGATCCGTTCCGCAGGCGCCCGGGGAGAAAAGATCTACCCGGGTTAAGGGCGAACATAGTTCGCCCATCGATATAAATCCCTGACGGGATTTTCGATATTCGCCTCCGGCGATCGATATTCCGCTTCGCGGATCGATATGCGCTGCGGCGCGTTGGGATTTATATCATATCGGGAGCGATGCGACCGCTGCCAGCGGCAGATTAAGGGAGCAGAGCGAGTAGCCGCGGTCGGTGAACGAGGAAGCCGCTCCGACGGCGACGAGGGCACCGGGCACCGCAATAGAAAATGCAAAGCCATATATCGATTTTGCCGTCAGGCAAAAATATCGAGTTGCGCAGCAACATATCGACAGAATTTATATGTAAAATTTCATTAAAAGGAGAAACATTATGGAAAACTTTATTTATTTGCAGCTGTTTGCCGATGCCGGCGCTGTGGTCAACACCACTGCAGGCACTGTCAATGCCGCCACCGGCGCCGGTGAGACCACCCAGGCCATGTCCGGTGAACTCAAGACCTTTTATGACACCGAGCTGCTGGAAAATGCACGGGTGGAGATGTTCTATGCCCAGTTTGCCAAGCGTCAGCCTCTGCCCCAGGGCAACGGCACCACTGTGGAGTGGCGCAAGTGGAACACCTTTGAAAAGGCCAACGAGCTGAAAGAAGGTGTGATCCCCGACGGTCAGAAGTTCGGCATGAGCTCCAAAACCGGCACCATCAACCAGTACGGCACTTATGCCGCCATTTCCGACAAGCTGGAAATGCACGCCTATGATGACATTATTCTGGGCGCCACCGAGGAAATGGGTTCTTCTGCCGCTGAGACTCAGGAGACCCTGATCCGGGATGCGCTACTCACCAACACCAATGTGATGTACTGCGACAACATCAATTTGACCACTGGTGAAAAGGTCGGTGCCACCCCCGCTACCTGTGAAGCCATGGAGGCCACGCTGGAGAGCATGAGCGCACTGACCCCCGACATGGTGGCAAAGGCTGTGACCAAGCTGAAAAGGACAAGGTACCCACCATTGGCGGCAAGTACTGCGCTGTGATCCACCCCAGTGTCGCCTACGATCTGCGCAAGAGCAAGGAATGGATCGAGGCCCACAAGTATGCCGCTCCCGGAGAGATCTTCAACGGTGAGATCGGCGAGCTCCACGGCTGCCGCTTCATTGAGAATGTCTTTGCACCTGTTCTCAATGGCGACTATGCCAATGCCAATGGCGGCGTGACCTATGCCACCTATCTCTTCGGTAAGGATGCCTTCGGCATTATCGATCCCGAGGGTGGCGCACTGGAAATGATCATCAAGGACAAGAGCCAGATCGGTGGCCCTCTGAACCAGTATTCCACCATCGGCTACAAGCTGGAGACCAACGGTGCCACTGTGCTGTATCCCGAGCGAATCCTGCGCCTGATGAGCTGCTCCAGCTTCTCCGGTATCGATGAGGCCAACTAAGGAGGGTGCTATGGAAAAACGCGTAAAAATTTTTGTACCCCGGGGCGCATCCAATGAAGATCCCAATCTGTTTATCAGTGTCAACGGTGTCAACTACCTGTTGCCCCGTGGCAAGGAATCTGCTGTGCCTGAGGCCGTGGCGGCTGAGTATCGCCGCAGCCTGAAGGCCTTTGAGCGGGTTGATGCCAGCGCCGAAAAGCTGATGCAGAAGTAACACCCTGCAAGGGAGGCCTTTGTGCCTCCCCTGCAGCCAAAACAAGGAGGAAAACATGACGATCCGTGAAGTGCTCACAAGGCTGGATCTGCAAACCCACAACACCTGCACCCGACAGGAAAAGCTGAATTGGCTTTCGGAACTGGACGGTCTTGTAAAGGCCCGGATCCTGGACACCCATGCCGATCCTTCCCCGGTGCAGCTGCCCTACACAGATCCGACTGCCGATACCACCGAGCTGTTGGTACCGCCTCCCTATGACGGGCTGTACATCCGGTGGCTGGAAGCCAAAATTCACTATCAAAACGGAGAATTTATCCGTTTCAACAATGCCATGGAGCTGTTTCAAAACGGCTGGAGGGATTTTGCCGCCGGGTATCACCGTCAGCGCAAAAGCCCCGGTGGCACGCGATTTTTTTGAGGAGGCGGTTTTTTGTATTTTCCCAAATTACGGCAAGCCCCGCAAAAAACCCAGACTCTCAGCAACTTCGGTGGCTATGACCATAACCTGCGGATCCCCGACGGGTTTTTTTATGAAATGCAGAATATGACCTCCGACCACCACCCGATCCTGGCCTCCCGTGCCCAACGGGGCACTGTGGACACAACGGGTACGGTGGATGGTATGGTCAGCAGCCACGGTCTGTGTATTGTAAAGGCGGGCAGTATGATCTTGCCTGACGGTACGGCGGTGGACATGGCTCTGACACCGGGGGAAAAGTCCCTGATCCCTATGGGTGCATATGTGGTGGTATTCCCGGATAAAAAGTGGATTAATGTGGCAGCCTGTCTGGAAAACCCCCAGGGAGACAACAACTGGGGGGAGCTGGAAAACCGCTGGCAAAGCGGCACCGGGGAGGTGACACTGCTGGCCTGCAATCCCGATGGCAGTGCCCAGCCCTCCGCCAGTGTTGCCACAGAAAAACCTGCCAATCCCTACGACGGGCAGCTGTGGCGGGATTATTCTGTCTATCCGGTGGTGCTCAAACGCTGGAGTGAGGAACTGGGCTTGTGGATCACAGAGGAAAACACCTGCATTAAGCTCACAGCCACCGGTATCGGCAAAGGCTTTCACAAGGGCGATACGGTGCGTATAGAGATCCATGCCCAGGGAACGGAGGTGCCCGAAGCCAGTCTGATTTTGGATCAGGCGGAGGATTGGCTGGTGGTACGGGGTTATGTGCAGAAATCACCCTGTACAGTAACCGGAGTAACGATTTGCAGAGAGATCCCGGATATGGATCTGGTGATCGAATGCGGCAACCGGCTGTGGGGCTGTAAATACGGCATTACGGGAAAGGGCTTTCTCAATGAGATCTACTGCAGTAAGCTGGGCAGCTTTCAAAACTGGAACAGCTTTGAAGGCATTTCCACCGACAGCTATGTGGCATCCATCGGTACCGACGGCCCTTTTACCGGCGCTGTTTCCTACATGGGCAGACCCCTGTTCTTCAAGGAAAATTGCATGATCGAGGTTTTTTGCAATTATCCCGCCAACTATCAGGTGCAGACCACACCCTGTGCCGGTGTACAAAAGGACTGCCACAAGAGTCTGGCAGTGGTGAATAATATTTTGTATTACAAATCCCGGCAGGGTGTCTGCGCCTTTGACGGGTCAATGCCGGTGCAAAAGGGCAGAGCCTTTGGGTCTGTGCATTACGAACACGCTGTGGCAGGCGCCTGGGACAGCAAATACTGTATCAGCATGGAAGCCGGCGGCAAGTGGAACCTGTTTGTCTATGACACCCTGCGGGATCTGTGGCACCGGGAGGATGACACCCATGCAGATTCCTTTGCGGCCTGTGAGGACGGGTTTTTCTGCCTGACCCATGCCGGTAAGCTTCTGAATATGGCAGGCGGCACAGGGGAAGGGAAAGTGCCCTGGCTGGTGGAAACCGGCCCCATCGGACTCACAGAGCCGGAGGCCCGGTATGTCAGCCGCCTGTCTCTGCGGCTGTGGATCGAGCCGGGGGCACGGGCCACTGTCAGCTGTCGCTACGACAATGATCCCCAGTGGCAGCAGCTATGTACCCTGACAGGTACTGCGCTGGGCAGCTTTACTGTCCCCATCCGTCCCCGTCGGTGTGACCATATGCGTTTGAAACTGGAAGGTCAGGGGGCTGTGCGGATCTACGCACTCACCAAAGTCTGGGAGGAAGGAAGTGATCTGCGATGAATCAGTTGTTTCGCCCGCCGCTGATCACAGGCAAGACCCAGCAGGAGCAGATCCGGGAGATCATCGGTTATCTGCGGCAGCTGTCCGGGGCTCTGTCCCGGCTGTCGCTGCAGGATGCTGCACCGGCAGACAGCCAGCAGGTACAGCTCCAGCGAAATCAGTTTTACAATATGCGTATCCAAAACTCCCTGACGGTGGATGGGGCTGTCAATGGCATTTGCGGAAAGCGCATCCGTGTGTGGGAGACAGACCGGTTTTCCATCCAAACCCAATTTACCCAGTGGGAGGACACGGGCGCTGACCGGCAAAGCTTTCTGATCGCCGGTTCGCAAAACGGCATACCGGTGCTTTGCGTACTGAGTGTCAGCAGTAAGGGCGTATGCAACCGGACAGGAGACGGCATCGTGGATGTGCGCAAAAAGGAAAACGGCAGGATCGAAATTCTGCTGGGTGGACAGACCTACGATTACTTTATCGTGCTGTCCTCTGAGCCGTTTACGTTCTAACAATGGGAAAGGAGGAAATATATGGCAAACGAAGGAAAAGCTCTCTGGTCGCAGGAGGAACTGAACCGGGCATGGCAGGAATACCTGAACCGGGAAGCCTTCTCCTATGACTATACAAAGGACCCCACTTATCAGCACTACCGCAATCGCTATACGGCGGAGGGTCAGCGGGCTATGGAGGATACGGTGGGCGTTGTTACAAGTCTGACCGGTGGCTACGGCAATTCCTATGCCCAAACTGCCGGCCAGCAAAGCTACCGGCAGTATTTGCAGCGGCTGAACGATGTGATCCCCGAGCTGTATGACAACGCATACCGGCGTTATCAGGCAGAGGGGGAGGCACTGTATGATGAGATCGTTCTGCGCCAGCAACAGCAGGAAAAGGAACTGGCCGCCCAGTCCGGCAGTTCCGGTGGCTCCGGCGGCGGTTATAACAATTCCGGCTACGGCAAGGCAGTGGTTATGGCGGCACAGAAGGCTGTAGGTGCCACAGAGGACGGCCTTTGGGGCCCGGAGTCCAGCGCAAAGGCCGCAGCCTACGGCTTTCACTCCCTGAAGGATGTGGTAAACAACGGCATCAACGTCAGCTATGACTATGTGAAAAAGGCTATGAAAAAGCAACTGGGTCACGATCGGGGTGTGGTATCGGAAATGGACTTTTTGGTAGCCCGCAATAATGACGGTGGCCCGGAGGTGTATTTGCAGTACAAAAACTATCAGCAATACCTGATGGATGTTCTGCGGCAGATCTACGCATAAAAAATTCTTTACACACAGATAAATACCCGTTATAATAAAGAAAAACCACTGAAAGGATGATCTGTGTGAAAAAACTGCTGATTCTTTTGAGTCTGACAGCAATTTTGCTGGCAGGCTGCGGCGGCAAAGATGCTGAGGAAACCAACGGCACCGACACCACCGAAACCACCAGCGCATCTGTACCGCCCCTGTCCATTCCTTCCGGCAAGCAGGAAGCGGTTGTTCCCGAAGAGGGAGACATCGTGATCCCTATCAATCCCTGATCCAACAAAACGACACATTTCCCACACATTTTGCGGTTGCCAAATTGTGTGGGAAATGTTATATTGTAGGCAGAAAATCTCTGTATGGAGGAAAGTTATGGAATTACAGATCAGACAGGTATCGTCTCTGGAAAAGATCCGTCCCTGTGGGATCGGTGACGTGGCGGCACTACAGGAAAAGCGCCTTATGGGCGGTGAAACCTTTTCTTACCAGCTGGCCTTGCAAACCCCCGACCGGTTGGAGATCACTGCCCGTGTGGAAAGTCCGGTTGCCCGGTGGGTGCAGCTGTATGCCGTGGTCAATACGGTGGTGGATGTGGCCTGCTACAGCACGGCCGATGATGACTATATTATTAAAGAGCCGGGCATTATGCCCGATATGCTGCTGCCCATGAAGGGAAAGGATGC